TTCAACACTCGTATAATGTCATCAGGATCCTCCAAATCGATATCAACATCAGCTTGCGGCACAGTAATTTCAACGTTCTGCAAAATATTAGTCCAATTAAAATCAAACATTCTCTTCTCGACACCAAGATAAGTGTCCTTAAACAAGTTACTCAAATAGTTCACATTTTTCAAACATGTTTCTTTCATTGGTCCATACCAAGCAGAATCAGACTTCTTCAATAGGGACGAACCCAATCTTTCAGCCAACGCAGCAGCAATCACATACAAATTTTCACCATCAGGTATATTAGCCAACAAATTTTCATAATTTGGCATAACTTTCTTCTGGGCTCTATAAAACTCATTCAATCTAAAATTATAACTAACAGTAGCTTGAGTACGAAATTCCAAAAACATTCTTCGTGACGTAACCACAAATTGTTCCCAGTCCATAAATTGTGTCCATCTAGTACGCAAATCACTAGGATCTTGCGCAATTCTGAACAATAAATGTTCGTACTTTTCCAAATTCAAACCAGGAATATTCATTGCCTTCAAATCAGCAGTCTTAATAGCAGGGTGCCAATTAGGCACATTTTCATTAATCTTCACATCAACAAGCAAATTCCTTCTTCTCCACAACGCAACTCTGTCAGTCACACCATCAATTATCGGAAACAACAAATTAGAACACGCGACAAAAATGTCAGGTGAATATAATCTATCTTTATGTTTAATATCAGCCATTACAGGACATAACGGCGCAGGGGTCATAATCGCGAAAATAGCAGCCAATTGAGACTGTTTAGATTCATCAGTAGTCAAAGCAAAAGCATCGTCCATGAACACAACAGGTTGTTTCATACATCTAGACCAATACTTATCAGCAGGATTCAACGGTAACGTTTTCTCACCAGAAAAAGATATATCAGCGGCTAACAACAATTCAGTTGTTAGTGATTCCACCATATATGATTTTCCGATTCCAGGATTACCATGTATCCATACACCAAAAGTTTCCATTCGTACACATCCAGTTTTACCAGTAGCAACACAATCTTCATGCAGTTTTCCAATTCTATTCAAATAATTCAGCAGTATTGCATTATTTTTCTCATTACTCTTATCAACAATACTCTTCGAAATAAGTTGACCTATCAAAAAGGCCAAATAAACTCTATCCATCAAATACGTATCCGTCATAATCACCTGATCGTGTCCAGGCGCAGTCAACAAACTCACTTCTTCACACCAAGCTTTCACAAAAGTTCCATTGTATATTTCTAAACTATGGGGTACTTTTTCATGTACAGATTTCCAAAAACATAAATGCTTAAAGATCTCCGATAACATGTCCAAATGTAATTTAAAGAAATTCGTCAAACTATTAGCAGTCATCGTAAAGGTTCGTATTATGGGCAACAGATTTTTACCCATATCAAAAATATTCAAACTCGGGTAAGATTTGACTTGCACTAAAGCAGCACAAGCAGAAATTATCAATCCCCAGAAAGCAGCCAGATGGGCCGACAATCCAGGTTCATCAACAAATACATTATCAGATTCAATTACAGCTTCCCCTAGGTCTTGCACAGGATTAGTGACTCTAGCAGGATTGAATACAATCTGACAAATATCAGAAAATAATTTTGACGCTTTCGCAATCATATTATAACTTAATATACCTATTTTGGCCAGCATCGAAATTACCGACCAACCTAACGTCTTAACGCTAGGATTTATTAAACAGTGTCCTAACTGACTCATAATGTCTGTTAGAACGCTATTTAGATTAAAATCCATATTAACAATAGACGACGCTTTAACTTGCTGCAAAATCTTTTCTACAGCCTTTCCAACGCCATCACATACACCTTCAATTTCTTCTTTAATTTGATCCACAACAGGTTGAATAACTCTTTTGCGAACCACTCCAGACACGTAACCTTCATCACGGTCCGACTCAGGCACAATCACTTCAGGGATAGTAGTATCATTCAACACAGTTAAGTATTGCATGGACGTAAATCCCTGGAACACACTCAAACTAAAATCATCAGCAATCTTCGAATAAACATTAACAGTGTAATCACCAGCTATGGAAACATTAGTGTTGGTAGAAAAACCAACCATAATAGATCCCATATCAGCAGCAATCGCTTGATCCTCATCAATGGCAGCAAAATTGGTATCTTGCAAATAATTTAAATCATTAGCATTATACCATGGAATTTCAATATTCATTATCTGATTCACACTCAAAGTCAATATATCCAAAGGGTTAGAATGACGCAAAATGGGCGTCGGTAACAAAAGGTCAGGGTACAGAATCGAAGTCGGGGCAATCTTGTCAGAAGCATCATATTGAGCCCATACAAATACACCAGGCAGGTAAGGAAATATAATTCTATATCTCATACCACCACGGTAATATCTATATCCACTCAACAAAATGCGAGCATGACTACTCCTATTCAATATATCAAAATTGTCACTATAATTAGGTCCAGGTGGGACCGGAGTGACTTTCAACTTAAACAAAGCAAAAGGATAACGCAAAGTAATGGAATCACTAAAAGTGAAACTCTCATTATGCGTAGGTCGTCGTAGTAAATCGTAAACATTTGTAAAGGATTCTCCAAAACAAGAGGTTCCCCATCCATTAGATCCA